TTTTATTTTCAATATTTGTTTTTTTGTTTTTCCTTTATGAGATACTGGGGATTTATTTCCCATCAAGAAACGTGATAGGTTCAATGTACTTCCTCTAACATCGATTCTTCCATCCATACTGTGGCTTGTTGCTTTTTTAATCTTTATCAAATTATTACTTTTCTCACTTTTGTATTTTCCGCCACCATTCAGGTCACTTTTTTTGATTTTATATTTAGTTGTTATTTCTTTCTGTAATTTTGTATTTACAGTCGATAAGGTTCTATTGATTGCAGGAGGCAATGCTTTGGCTGCAATATCTGGGAATCTTTCTAATGCCCGTGATAATGTGTCCAATCCAGATGCATTAATGCTGATATCAGCCATTATCTCGCCCCCGAAAATTGCAGCGTAATTTCATATAAGCCCATATTACTCACAACATCGCATATAGTTGCTGGCTTTGAATTATATATGACTGCTTCACCAGTTCGTGGAGTGCTCTTTACATTTGGAATCTTAGCATATTCAATGTCGGATATATAAAATAAGATATCGCCAGTAAGTATTCCCATAGTGTCATGTCGTAACTTATATTCAAGATGATCATTATCTTGAACAACATTGATATTTGTTCCATTAATAACAGCAATTTCACCATGTTCACTTGTATTAATAAAAACTTTTTCTAAATCCGTTGCTACATCATCCTTGAACATGTTATTCACTACCCTTCGAGGTTTGTATTAGGTCCATTTTCTATAATAACTTTCTTGCTTTTTTTGTTTAAATTTTCTTTAGTTGCTTCAATGCTATCATTTATATTTTCCATATTTTCTAACACTTCAATGGTGCTGGTTGCTAAAAGATAATTAGCGGTGCTTTTATCAACACCGCTAATTATTTCATCTTTAGCATATTTAACACCTTTGAAAGTTATTAATCCCTTAACAACTTTAATGTTCATATGCTACCTCCAATTATGCATTTTTTGATACTTGAGCAACAAACCAGCTGTCAATTTCATGAGCTATTGGCAATGGTCGGCTGTTAAGTGTCAAGAATCTTGCTGCTGGTTCCTTTTGTACCCAGCTGTCAGCAGCTCTTGTTCCAATTACTGATCTAAATGTTTTTGTGATTATATCAGCAAAGGTCATAACTCCATAATATAATGATGTTTTCATGTTTGTAGATGCTAACATAATCTTGCCTTTTGGAACCATTGGAGCTTCAACTATTGTTCCAGGAGTTGTCCAATCATCAAGATACCATTCATCATAGATGTAGATTTCAAGATCAGGGTCTCTCAGCCTTCCACAGTAAGTTACATTTTCTGATTTCATTGAAGGTTCTATGCTAATATCAAGATAATTCCATTGATTAAAATAGTTCAATGCCTTGCATCTTTTTACAAATGCTGCATATGCACTTCTTTCCATGATGCACACATTAGGTTTTCTGTAACCTTTTTGCATACATTCAGTTGCCCATGCTTTTAAATCTTCTATAGGATCTGCCACACTAGCTTCATCATCCCACATATCTGTTAATGTGAGTGTATCTGTGTTAGTGAAACCAAGGTCAATTGTATAGTCTACATCTTCCCCTATGACATCAATTTTACCCTCGAAGAGTATTTGACGGCACATAACTTCTTCACGTCTTGTTATTTGTTCATCAAAGTCTTGCATTGCCATTGTAAGCATTTGTATTGCCCTATCGTCAGGGTTCATTCCAGAAGACATTAAAAGTTCACCTGGTAGTCTTTTCATTATATCTTCAATGTTTGTAACATCCTTAACTTTTACCATTGGAGTTATAAATTCATCAGATGTATATGATATTTTTTCAGATGCTTTTGCAGCATTTCTAGGGCTTACAAATGGAGCAACCCTTCTCTTTCCTTTGTAAAAATCCACTCTAATCTTTTCAGTTGGTTCAGGCTTTACATTTTTAAAAAACATGTTCTTCAAAAATGCATCCTGTGGAGGCAATACTCTAACGACCGCATCCATAACTTCGGGTGTAAAAACATCAATTGCCATATTTTTTATTCCTCGCTTTCTTTATTTAAAATAAAAAGCAACCTTTAATATTAATTGCTTTCGTTAGTTAATTAGATTGTGCTGTTTTAAGTACAATACCTTTTGCAAGTAATGTTGTGTAATTGTCTGCAACTGTAGAAGATCCACCAAGACCAATTTTTGTTGAGTCAAAGTTTCCTGATCTATACGCAGCTATTTTCTTTGTTGTCTCTCCATCTCCTGTAGTAATGTCATCTGCTGCAATAACATAAATATTTTTTATATCTGCAACCGCTGCTGCTTTTGCAAATGATGCTGCTACTGCTCTTGTTACTGTAGGTGGAGGCCCTGCTGCATATGTTTCTGTAACTGCACATTCAAGTAAATCGCCTCTTTTAATTGTTTGTGAATCTGCAATATTTATTGATATTGGTTCGGCTACTTCACCAGCAAATAAATTATCATATGAATTAGTTTCTGTGCTTGTATTTCGCATTATTTCTTGCCTCCTTTTTCTGATTGATTAAGAAATTTCTTTGCTGATTCTTCAGCAAATTTAACCTGCTTTTGTTTTTCTGACATTTCAGGAGTAGAAGCATTTCCACTATTAGCAAACCCTGGAACTAAATTAGTTGATTCTGCATCTTCTTCCATTCCCTTTAATATGGCAGTGTTTACAAATGTTCCATTTGTCACCGCTTCAAGTGCTACCTTTTCAGGAGTATCGAAGGTTTCATATTTAGCTTTATTCAAAGCCTCATTCGTTACCTTCCCATTCATTTTGTCAATTGCTTCTAGTCTTGCTCGTTCTGTCTTAACTCCTTCTTCTTTAGCTGCAACTTTAATCTGATTTATAAAATCAGGACATGCAGCTTCTAGTTCTGCGATGTTTTTAAATTCCATATTGATTTCTCCTTCCTTAAATTTTGATTTATTATCTAAAACACTTTTAAGTGCTTCAGGTACTTTGGTTGCTGTGTTTATAAAAACACCTTTGATATTGTTAATAACTTCATCCTCGGATTGTCCAAACATCAATTCGTCTGCAAACCCTTTTTCAACTGCATCTTTGCCAGTTAAATATGTTTCAGCATCCATCATATTAGAAACTTCTTTTTCAGATAACCCAGTTCTATCTACATAGGCATTAACAACTCCTTGTTTTAGACTATCAAGAGTATCAGCTGTCCTTCTTAAATCATCAGCATAATACGTTCCACACATTACATTCATTGGATTATGTATCATCATATATGCTGATGATGGAATCATAATTATTTCACACGCTAGAGCTAGTAATACAGCTGCTGAAGCACATACTCCATCAATCTTACAGATTGTTTTTACTCCATTTGCATTGCATTCTTTCAAGTGGGTTGCTATTGCTTGTGCTGCAAACATAGCTCCTCCATTGCTATTAATTCTTACAACAATCTCATTTGCGGTATCTGTTGCATTTTTGAGTTGCTGGATAAAATCAGTTGGTGTTACTTCATCCCCTTGTTGTCCTGACCACCAATCGTAGGATTTTTCTGAAGCAATATCACTATAAACAAAAAGTTCTACAGAGTTTTCATTCGCAGAACTTATGTTGAAGAACATATTTCCAATCTTTTGCTTGTATTGTGGTTTAATCATTTTACTCATTTTGACCTCCCGGTATTTCAGCTTTTTTCAACATTGGTTCCAATACTTTATTGGCATCTGATAAAAGTCCATTTTCTCGCTTAAGTTGTTTTGCATTTTTAATGAAATCTCCACCAGTAAGTCCAATTGTTTCTTCTTCTCTACTGCTAAATCCATTTTCAACCCTAATTTGAGCTGCATTAACTTCTTTTACTGGATCGAGCATTCCTGGTGCTGGTCCATTCCAATCAGCTCCACACCAAGCCTTTTGAATTATAGGATCATTAAAAAATCCTGGAGCTTTAATTCTTCCATTAGCAACAGCCTCTAATATAAACAATTCATAAACAGGCTGACAGAAATTATCTGCAAGCCATTCCCTTCGCATTCTGAACATTTTCCAAGCTTCTAATAATGCAGCTCTACTTGCTGAGTAAGATGCAGTAAATGATTTTAATAACAATTCTTGCGGAATTTCAAGTGATGCTCCTATATACCTGCAAAGTGATGTTATAAATGCATCAAATGCAGTGTTAGGTCTTTTGGGGTCAGCTATCTCAATAGATTCGTTAGGCATTAAAGTGACGATTGCACCATTGCCCATTTCATATTGAGTATCATCATGTTGAATTGGTGATATATCACCGGGGATTCCCTCTCCTAATGGTATTTCAGAAGTAGGTCCATTTGTTTTTACAAAAACAGTAAACATACCAGATATAACAGCTGCCATAAGTTCAGCATCTG